ACTTAATGAATAATAAACCATACAATGAAGAAACTTATTTCACTTGAAAGACGCGTTGAAAAATTGCTTACAAAGTACAAGACGCTTCGCAACAACAACAAAGCACTTTGTGTCCGCGTTTGGGAACAACAGTTTGACGAAAGAAAAGACATCACAAGCAACTTCTTTGCTATGTACGAAAGCGGAAAATATGTAAGCGCGGACAATATCACACGCATCGCAAGACTTGTTAAGGAACACAATCCAGAACTACGCGGAACGAACGACAAAGACAATAAGAAGAAAGCGCAACTAATCAAACCACTTTTCAAACTATGAACAAACAATTGTATTCAACCCCATTCGGTCGCCTTGTCAAGATTAACTTCAAGACGCTGACGAACTTCAAGACCGCGTTACGAATCAGCGACCCGACGGCGCGTCTTTACGTCGCACACCCAGAGCGAATGAGAATAAAAGACTTCAACAACATTTGCTTACACACAGGTCTTTCACGCGAGGACGTATTCAGCACATTTACACCAACAAAATTAATAAACGAGGAAAATGACTAACGAAGAACCAATAAGCAAACGCGAGTATTTCGCGCTTCACATCTTGAACGGTTTAATGTCAAACGACAATAGTTCCGAATACGATATGGAAGAACTGACTTCTGGAGCAGTAGGAATAGCAGACGCATTAATTAAAAAACTAAACGAAACAAAATGACTAACGAACAAATTAGACAGCAAATGATTGACATGATACCATTTGCACACATGGAACGATTCGAGACACTATGGACGATGCTTACTCCGAAATACGAACGTCTTTCAACCGAACAAATCAAGATACAACAGGAACTCGAAAACGAACGTGAAGCGTTCTGGAGCGCGTTAGAAGATGTAACGTGTTCCGTGTTAGGACTTCAATCGCAAACGCTATACACGACAACAAGACGACGCGAAATTGTAACAGCGCGACAAATGATTTTCTTTCTTATTCGTCCTTGTTACTTCCAGTCTTACGATTCAATAGGGAAGCACTACGGCAAAGACCACGCGACAGTTATGCACGGAATCAAACAGGCGACGTGGCAAATAGAAATGGACAAGACGTACCGGGCAACCGTTGAACGCATTTGTTTCTTGATGAATGAAATGGGTTATGCTAAACCAATCAAGTTTTTTACTAAATTTGTCGAACACATCGAACACCAACGTGAACTCGAAGTGAAAAGAAGAGCTAAACTAAACCTATAAAATCAAACAACTATGAAAAGCGACTTAACATTTTGTCCGAATTGCGACAAAGAACTTTTAGGCGAACGCGTTGACTTCGTCTTGCAAGACCAACAACTCGAAGACTGGGATTCAGCCTACGAACTAATCGACGACGAAGGAGAAATAGTTTTATGCGACGATTGCCACGAATGGGACTACGCAGACGACGACGCGAAAGGGGAGGGTTGGGACTGATGATACCATTTCACAAGAGCGTCAAATGCTACCGACTCTTTTACGGTTACTCGCAAGAGTACCTCGCGTATAAGTTAGGCATTGAACAAAGTAACTATTGTTTGCGAGAACAAGGGACAACCAACTTCAAAGACGCAGAAGTTGACATACTAAAAGAACTGTTTAAAATAGAAATAAGAGAGGAGAAAATATAATGCTAATACTACAACTAAAAAAGAGAATCGAGATTCTCGAATCAAAGGTTCAAGAACAAGACCAGAAGATAAACGACTTGTTAAATAAGTTTGTTTTACAAAGTACACTTCCTACACTTGCTACACCGAAAGAAAAGAAGTCGCCGTTCAAGAAACCAACGGTTGTAGAAATCTTCGACTACGCGTGTGAAAAGTTAAGCAAAGACGACGCGCTTAAATTTACCGAGAAATTTCATGCACACTACGAAGCGAATGGTTGGAAGGTGGGAAGGAATCAAATGAAAGACTGGAAGGCTGCGGTGCGGACGTGGGACTTAACTAAATTTGCGACAACTCAAACAAACCAACAAACTAAAATCAAAAATGGAAAATTCGATTCCGATGCTGCGCAACGCATATACGCAGACGCTCACAACTACACAAAGGATTGATCGTGCAGAACGCGAAAGCGCGTTTGTTGCCGACTACGACTTACCAACGTTCGTTAAGTTATGCTCGAAGGTATGCGCTATGTATGGCATAGCACTTCCAGAAGCGCAACTATTGCAAATGTTGCATGAGTTCATTGTTAAGCACTTTCGATGGGTTACGTTTGAACACTTCAACCTCGCGTTTGAAATGAATGCGGCTAATGAACTATCAAAGAAATGCGAACACTTCGGAGCGTTGAGCGTTTCGTTTATAGGCGACGTGTTGACGGCTTACAAACCACACCGCGACAAAGCGAACCTACAAATTCAGAGAGAAATAGCGGAAGCAATAGAGGAAAAATCACAACAAATAAAAGAAAACGAAATGGCTGTTAATGACGATAGTTGGAGAAGGATGCTTCAAGAAGATATTGAAAGCTTCAAACAAAGCAAATACACGACCTTAGAACTGCGAGGGGTATCAATGATGCGTTGGCTCGAAGAAAGCAAAAGGATAACGGCTGAAACGTTTACAGACGACGAGTACAACCTGTGCAAAGCAAAAGCGAGAAAGACTGTCTTCAACGAACAACAACTTTCAAAAGGAATGGTTGAACGAATGAGCGACAGGAAGCGTCAACTTGTTAAGGAATCAATCCAGTTTGAAGGGTTGAGGGAATTGTATAAATTATATTTATCGAAGCAATGATAATAGGGTGGTTTAGTTGTGGTGTTACTTCGGCTGTCGCCTGTAAGTTAGCCATTGAAGAATATGGAAAAGAAAATGTCCGTTTATTTTACATCGAAATAGACAGCGCACACGAAGATAATAAACGTTTTATTTCTGATTGTGAAAATTGGTTGGGTGTAAAAGTAGAACGCAGACGTTCAAACAAATACAAAGACCAATTCGAAGTCATTGAAAAGACAGGTTATGTCAACGGAGTAAACGGCGCACCGTGTACAATGCATCTAAAAAAGAACGTTAGAAAATCTATTGAAAAAGAGTTTGAATACGAAGGTCAAATCTTTGGTTTTGAATACGACAAAAAAGAAATCAATCGCGCTATTCGTTTTGCTCAACAATATCCAACGGCTAAACCATTAACCCCATTAATTGACCGCAAGATGACAAAACAGCAATGCGCTGAATTGCTTCTTATGAATGGTATTAAACTACCTAAAATGTACGAGTTAGGTTTTCACAATAACAATTGTATTGGTTGTGTAAAAGGCGGCAAAGGCTACTGGAATCACATACGCAAACACTTTCCCGAACACTACGAAAGAATGGCAAAATCGGAACGCGTAGCAGGTCATTCGTGTATCAAAGGAAAGTTCCTTGATGAACTAAAACCAAACGAAGGAAAGCACGAACCACCTATTGTTCCAGATTGTGGAACATTTTGCGAAATAGAGTTTGCGGATATAATAGACCCAAACACCGAGAAAGTTTTAGCGGGTTATACAACAATTAAACAATTGAATTTATTTTGACACCATATAAACCGACATACCTGCCGCGTCAGATTGAAGCATTAAACTTCTTAAACACCGATAGTATCGTTGAACAGTTGTTGTACGGTGGCGCGGCAGGGGCTGTGAATATCTTTTGTACTTTGTAGGTTACACCCAAAGAATAAAAGTGTATATTAGTGGTATGAATTACACACTTAAAGAACTAAACATTTGTATTGATGAATTGCCGAATGAACTTTGGCGATATGTTGCAAATACAAACAACCGTTATTTGATTAGTAACGAAGGACGTTTGCTCACAACTGGATACAAAGGCGGAAGCAAACCTTCAATAATGAAACCTGCAAAAGACGCGAAAGGTTATTATCGCACAATGCTTTTAATCAATGGTAAATTTTCAACGATTAAAATACACCGAGTGGTTGCTCAAACGTGGATTGAAAACAATGAAAACAAAATTCAAGTCAACCACATAAATTTTAACCGCGACGATAACCGCGTGAATAATTTAGAGTGGGTTACGCCAAAGGAAAACACTTTGCACTCTTACAACGCAGGAAGGATTAAGAAACCAATATGTACAAACTTTGTAAGAGGTGAAGAAATTGGAACTTCAAAGCTAACTGAAAAAGATATTGTTGAGATACGCGAGAAATTTAAACCGCGTGTTTATACGCGTGAAATGTTAGGCAAAGAATACGGTGTTGCCGCAGCCACAATTAAGGATATAATTTTGAAGAAGTCATGGAAGCACGTGAAATAATTTACCACGACAAACAGAAACAAGCGTTAGAACTTCTTTCGTATGAAAGTCCTATTTCGCAGGTGCTTTATGGTGGCGGTGTATTCAGCGGAAAATCTTTTTTAGGTTGCGATTGGCAAATAAAAAGACGGTTGAAGTACCCAGGGACAAAGGGTTTAATCGGTCGTGCTGAATTAAAGAAGTTGCGCTTGTCTACAATGCAAACTTTCTTCGAACTTTGTACGCTTCACGGATTGAAACCAAACGTTCACTATACCTACAACGGACAAGACCACGTTATTAAGTGGTACAACGGAAGCCAAACAATACTTATGGATTTGGCAGATATGCCGTCAGACCCCGATTTTCAGAGATTTGGGTCTATTGAGGTCACAGATTTCTTCGTAGATGAGGTAGCCGAAGTTTCGAAGCGTTGTATCGATATATTGCAAAGCCGTGTACGTTACAAATTGATTAATGACAGAGCGAAGGGATTAATGACTTGTAACCCTTCAAAGGGGTGGTTGTACAATGACTTTTATTTTGCTAATCTTAAAGGAAATTTAAGAAGCGACCGCGCATTTGTGCAAGCACTTCCAACGGATAATCCGTATATCTCGCAGACTTATCTTGAGAACTTGCAGAAACTTCCAGAGTACGACCGAAAAAGACTTTTAGAAGGGAACTGGGAGTTCGACGACGATAGCGACAAACTATTTCAACCGACAAC